TTATGTACCATTTCTTTGATTTTTTTGCTACCTCTAGGATTAATGGCGCAGACAGTAAAAGGAAAAGTTACAGATTCATCAGGTGAAGGATTGCCTTATATGAATATTGTAGAAAAAGGAAACACTTCTAATGGAATTGTTTCAGCTGATAATGGAGAATTCTCTATTACATTTAAAAGTTTACCAGCATCAATTGTTATTTCTTCTATGGGTTTTGAAACTAAAACTGTAAAAGTGAAGAATAACTCTTACTTAACAATTGTTATAAATGAAGACAATGCGTTAGATGAAATTATTTTAGTAGGATCAAGAACAGCTCCTAGAAGTGATGCAGATACTGCATTGCCAGTAGATGTTGTTGGTGTTAAAGAATTACTATCTACAGGTCAAACAACTTTTGATAAAGCATTACAGTTTAAAATCCCTTCATTTAACCCGAATCAAACACAAAGTCACCTAAACTATAGAAGAAGCTATTCCCGTAGTAGTCCTCAACAACTACATATGGTCTTGCTACTGCAAGAATCTGTAATTGATTTTGCGTTAAAGCATCTAAATAAGTTAATGTAAGGTTTAAAGTTTGAGTGTAAAAAGTTGTTCCATTTTCTCTACTACTTGTTACAGTAGTTTCTAAAGAGGAATTTCCTTTTACATCGTATTCATACCAAGTTGGAGTTCCAGTTACTGATGCTTCTCCAGTTGAGGCATCTATTGTTACTGCGGTTAACGCTCCGAAGTCTGCAAAGTATACTCGTTTAATGCCACCGAAAGCGGACTTACAAGGGACTTTTCTCCCAGTTGTTAATGTACAAGCCATTGTTTTTTATAGTTTTAAAAAAAAAGAGGTAAGCAGATAAACCACCCACCTCTTTTATATTGATTAATTATTAATTTTAAGCGTACTCAACTAAATCAGAAGCAATTCCAAATTGAACTGCTGAGGTAAATCTCATTACCATTCTAACATTGTTTGAAGCATCTAAATCTGCCATATCTAAAACCTTCACCTCTTGAGTTGAATTTAATAATCCAGTTCCAAAATAAAGATTTGAACGTTGTGCTACATACATTTTGTTGTCTGACATACCTGGACATACAAATATTTTAACACCATTTACAGTTAAACTTCCGTTGTTCCACCATTGCGTTCCCATATTATTTACACCATTTGCACCCAATCCACTTGCACCAAATCCTCCTAATGCTTGAACATATAATTTAGCTGCTTTAGAACCAATGTAAAGGAATAAATCTTCTTTTCCATATGATACACTTGGTATCGCATCAACCACCTTGCTCAATTCATCTATAATGTTTGTAGATAATAATCCACCAGCTACTGCTGCAACTTGTTGTGCTGCTGGAATATCTCCCGCTGCTGCTGATGCTGCAATTAGTTTTTCAAATCCATCAAAAGAATTGTTTGTACCAGCCGTTGTGTCTCCTCTCCAAATACAAAATTCGGTATTCTGAGCAACTTCTGCTGCTACGTGAGCAATCATAAAGTCAGAAAATTTAGGTGGTAAAGTTTGTCCTAATCCGTAACCCATACTCTGAGCCTCCCAATCGTTAACGAAGTCATACTTACATAATTGTAGGTTTACTTGTAACTCAACTGGCTGAATTATTCTTTCAGTTAATGTAATAGTAGATGTTGGACTAAAATCACATCCAGCTGCAGTTACTAAAGCATTTGTTGCTAATTTCTTAATTACTTCTTTAAAAGCAATGTTTGCCTTTACAGTTAATCCACCATCATCAATAGTAGATGCAGACAATAAAGCTGCTGCGATGTATTCCCCAGCAAATTCTCCAGCATAAGTTGTAGTTATGTTAGTAGTTGTTGCCAAATTTACGTTTCTTTGATTACTCATTTTTTTAGATAGAGTATTAAATAAATTAAACAAATAAAAAAATATCTTACTACTTATATTTTCTTCAGGATATTAATCACATAATAAATATGATCCTGAATCATTTTATTTTGATTTAGATTTTTTTCATTGGCTACATAAAAAAGGTAAAGCAATATGATTAGTAAATATTTTTTTAAGAAGTTTGCGGTCACAACTTCCGCAGTAATTTTTTCGGCAAGTGCGTTTTTATCGGTCCAAGCTCAGGCAGCCGGTCAGTCTTTTGTTCTAGATAGAATCAAAGAGCGGGGCCAAATCAATATGGGACATAGAGAGTCATCCGTTCCTTTTTCGTACATCGGTGCGTCGGGAGAGCCAATTGGTTACAGTATTGATATTTGTATGCAAATTATTGAATCTATAAAAGCTGAAACTGGTGTCGCAGATTTAAAAGTAAACTTTGTGCCAGTGACGTCTCAAACGCGTATTGCCTTAATTGCTAACGGAACAATCGACATTGAGTGCGGTTCTACAACTAATAACCTAACTCGTCAAAAACAAGTCGCTTACCTAGCGACAACTTTTATTACGGGTACTAAGATAGCCAGTAAAAAAGATTCAGGTATTACAAATCTTGAGGATATGAACGGCAAAGTATTAGCGGTTACATTGGGTACAACCAATGAAAAGTCAGTAAAGAAAATCATTGAAGAAAAAAATCTCGATATTAAAATACTACCTGCCAAGGATCATTCTCAATCTTGGTTGTTAGTTAATAGTGGTCGAGCTGACGCATTTGCAGGCGATGACGTACTGCTTTACGGATTAATCAGTAAAGATAAAAAACCAGAGGACTTTAAGGTCACCGGTCGTTTTCTTTCTTTCGATCCGTATGGAATTATGGTGCCACAGAACGATTCTACGTTTCAGCGCCTAGG